ATGAGGCGGACTTTATCTGCACCTACTACATTTACTGCGTCTAATATCGCCACAGGAAAATGTGCTATACTTATGCTAGATGTATCCTCAAGTGGACATCTTCCAACTTGGCCTTCATCAATACAATGGCCAGGAGATGGCACTGAACCAGATTGGGATGCAACTGGAGTACAACATTGGGTAGTTGGTTTTACTTGTTGGGACAGCACTACGATTAGAGCAACAGCAACAGGCTGGGGCACAGGATCAGGTACTCCTGCTAATGATATGGAATATACAATGACTGTTGGTAATGTCGGTTATACAGCCACAGCGCTTTACGGTAAAAATAATGGTGGTACTGGAAGTCCGCACGGAGCTGGGGCATTTGGTTCATTGGATACTAATGCAGTTCCTACTGGAATATATTCATCACCTGCCGGCTCTGTACGATCAATGACTTTTAGAGATGGATATATGTATCAGAGCAGTCAGCAAGATGATGTCTTCTACTTGCAGCTGCAAAACGGCAGTTCCTATTACCCTAATCAGGCTCCAACGACTTCTGGTGATGGAACAGGATGGTCTATTTTAACCTGGGATACTGATAGCGATAGTTCTAACGGGGTGCAGGTTATGTCAAGAGCCACTTCAACATATTCAACTTTTTTTGCTGGCGGGGCTTATGTATCAGCCTGGGTCAAAACTTATGCTGGCTCAGGCACTAGCGGCGGTGATTCACCACGAAATCCTTTCCTTGGCCAGACAGGCGGTGGCACAGTAAAAATGACGTTTACCTAAAGAGAAATAAAAATGGACTACGAATACGAATTTAATACAAGAATTGAAAATATAGACGGTGAAGATCATACATGGACTACATGTAGAGTATTAGAACACCCAGCACAAATTTATGTTGAGGCGCCATCTATATACGACAGCGAAGGCAATATAGATACTGTTGCATCTCAAGCATCTGCTCGAGGTAGTGCAGATGAGATAATCGAATATCTTGCCGAAGAGTAATAGAGGAAACTAAAAATGGCAATTAAAATATCAAACTCTACTATTATAGATGATAATAGAAGTTTTATAAATGTTCAGTCTACGGCTGGTACGTATGGAGACTTACACGCTTCACCATCATCTGTCACTAGTAATATTACCTTGTCTAACTCTATTCAGACTTGTATCATGACTGGAAACCAAACGTTTACTATAAGTGGTGGAGACGAAGGTAGAACAACCGCGTTACTATTAGATACAACATCTTCTGGTCATACTCCAACATTTCCTTCTAGTATAAAGTGGGTAGGCGGAGAACCAACCTGGAGCAACTCTAGATATTGGCAAGTAACACTTCTTTCAAGAAATACTTACCAAGCAGCATCTGCTGTAGGCTACGCAGGATCTTCACCAACAGAAGCCGTTACTTTAGATGGAACCACGGCTCTCCCAGAAAGGAATGCAGATGCAACTGGCGTTACGCCATTTGAAGCAGGCTGGAGATTTAAAGCAGATGGTAATGTATATAAATGGCAACATCCAAATAATGCGGGCGGAAATGGCGAAACTTTATTTTCTACCACAACTTGGAATAACATTACTCCATCACAAACATATTATATAAAGGCGTCTAATTACTCAGGTACAGTTAACTTAAACGTAGCCCGAAGTTCTACACTCAACACATGGATAGCTTTAAACACGACAAGAGAATTCGTGGTATACGATACTAGAAGCTTCAGTTCTTATGCTGACGAAAATTGTGTTATGAAAATAGAAATATCAGCGAATAGTAGTGGATCGCCAGTATTAGCAACTGGTTATTATGAAGTCGAATACTTCGGGGGAGCATAGGAAAATAAAATGGCACTATCACATGTAATGAATATTATTAGTAACGCAGGAATAGTAGCAGCAGGCACGGGTAGCGGTGGCGGCGGTGGCGGGGCCAGTAACTTGGACAGCCAAACTGTCACGGTTGGAAGCGGCAACTACTACCAAGCTGGCGGTTATGTTGGTAGTATTTATATTCCAAACCAAACAAACTATTTCGAAGGGTACTGGACAGAAATACCTCCTCAAGGCCAGGCCGGTGATGGTGGAAGTATTTCTGACGGAACAAGTAATCTTTATGGTGGTGCGTCTATACTAGATTGTTACCATCACCACAATGTTGGGTTTAACTTCGAAAATGTATATCTGACGATTAGTGGTAATCGAGCAAATAGTGGCTGGACTACTATGACTATAGGCAGTACTGCGTATCAAAGAGCAAGCGGGCAATACAATTACAACAGCAGTGGAGGGTACACTTATTGGCTTTGGAGCGTCGCTAATTCTACTGGAAGCGCTTTATATAATCCTTTCAGTAGCACTGGAACCAGTACGACTGTTACTTTTACATAAGATAAATAATATAAACAAATAGAGATATAGAAATGGCAATACCAAATTCAAGATCATTATTCAAAGATTATATTCTTAGAAAAATTGGCGCGCCGGTCATTGAGATTAATGTATCTGATGAGCAAGTAGAAGATCGTATAGATGAAGCTGTTTCTTTTTGGAGAGACTATCACTATAATGGTAGTCAACAAGTGTATCTCAAACACCAAATTACTGCTAGTAAATTAACACTTAATGCTGCAGTAGCTGCTAACTTTGTAATAGGTGAAACTATTACTGGAAGTACTTCAGGTGCAACAGCTAAAATTGCAAAAAATCAAGTAGCAGGTTCTGATATTGTTTATGATAATCTTACACACAAAGAGCTAATACCATTCCAAGCAAATGAAGTTGTTACTGGTACTAATTCTGGTGTAACTGCTACTATAACAACAATTACTAAAGGTGATAGAGAAAATGGTTATCTCACTCTACCTACAGGTCTGCTTGGTATATCTGGTGTCTTTCCATTAACATCAAATCTTTCAACTGGTTCTGGTATATTTAATGTTCAATATCAATTTGTACTGAATAACATTGAAGATATCACTGGATATAATGTTCAAAACTATTATATGACAATGAGCCACTTACAATTCCTGCAGGAGATTCTTGTAGGTAAACCAATGATTCGTTATAACAAACATGTTAATCGCTTATACCTTGATGTTAATAAAGACTTTATGGTTCCTGGCGAGTATGTTATTATTGAAGCTTATGATGTTATTGATGGCGATACTTATTCAGACGTTTGGGGCGATCGCTGGTTACAAAATTATGCAACTGTTTTAGTTAGAGAAAATTGGGGTTTAAATTTAACTAAGTTTAGCGGAATGCAATTAGTTGGTGGTGTTACTTTTAATGGAGAACAGATTCTTTCAGAAGCAAAAGCAGAGCGAGAAAAAATGGAAGAAGAAGCAATTCGTTCTTACCAACCTCTCACTTATAACTTTATTGGATAATGTTTAGATGGCAACCAATGTATTCTTTAGAAACTACGACAACTTTAACGAGCAAAGCTTAATTGATGACTTAGTTATTGAGAGCATTCGTATGTATGGTGTTGATGTTATGTACATCAAACGTACTATAGGCGCCCGTGATGATGTTTTAAACGAAGACGATTTGCCAATATACGATGAAGTGTTTCAGTTTGAGGCTTATGTTAAAAACGTTGATGGATTTGAAGGTGAAGGCGATTTCTTATCTAAATTTGGTTTACAAATCCGTGACAGTATTACATTTACTGTGGCCAATAGAACATTCGAAAGACATGTTACACGAGAAGTTGTTGAAATCATACGACCTCGTGAAGGCGATTTAATATACTTCCCGCTTAACGAAAAAATGTTTGAAATCAAATTTGTTGAACATGAAAGCGTATTCTATCAGTCCGGCGCTTTACAAGTACAAGACATGAGATGTGAGTTAATTGAATTTAGTAATCAAAGATTCTCAACTGGCCATCCAAATATTGATAACTATTTTGATTCTATTGACACTACATCAACTACTACTTTACAAGACCTTGCTAATACAGAAATTGATGGAAGTGATTCTCTTGCAAGAAACTTTACATTCGAACAAGAAGGCGATAATATTCTCGACTTTTCTGAAAGTGATCCGTTTACAGAAAACATTACTATAAGTGATACCTAATGGCCATAGCTAACTATTTCTACAATAATACAACACGCAAATATGTAGCCCTTTTTGGTACATACTTTAATCAACTACAAGTTCAGAGAGTTGATAATGGTGGAGTAACACAGCAATCAATGATTGTGCCAATCTCTTACGCACCATATCAAAAGATATTATCAAGATTAGATCAAAATCCAGACTTCAAAGCAAAAGCCGCAATCACTCTACCTCGTATGTCGTTTGAAATGACTAATATGACATATGATTCAGAACGTAAAATTGCTCCTGTTACCAAAATACGAAAAACAGTAGTTGATGATACGCTAGGCGGCCGTAAGTTTGTTTATGCTGGTGTTCCATATAACTTAGATTTCCAACTGTTTATTATGACTAAATACCAAGAAGACGCAGTTAAGTTGTTAGAACAGATCATTCCATTCTTTAATCCAGACTACACCCGAACAGTAAGACTTATGACTGGTTTAGAACCAATTGATATCCCTTTGATATTAAATGGTGTTTCGATGGATGAAGTATACGAAGGAAGTTTTGACGAACGAAGAGCAATAGTGTATACACTTAACTTTACTATGAAAACATGGTACTTCGGACCTGAGAAATCAAGTAAAGTTATTAAGTTTGTTGATATACGATATGCTACAGACTCAACAAGTAATACTGCCCCAGAAGAGTTTTATACCTTACAGCCTGGTATGAATGCTAATAATGTTGCTACCACAGACCAAGATCTGTCTGTTGATTACAGTTTAATAGATTATGATGATGACTGGGATTACGCATCTAAAACTGCAAATACTGCACCTTCATCTTAGGGGTTGACATTTGCACCAAAGTGTGTTATAATATATAATTAGATCTATAAGATGACGGAGATATTATGAGTAGAATTGGATTTACATGTAGCGCGTTTGATTTGTTACATGCAGGACACGTGCAAATGTTAAGAGATGCAAAAGCGCAATGCGACTATTTAATGGTAGGATTACAAATGGATCCTGCTAGAGATAGACCAAAAGACAAAAACCCGCCTATACAAACAATTGTTGAAAGATATACACAACTCAAGGCAATATCATATGTTGATGAGATTATACCTTATAACACAGAACAAGATCTCGAAGATATATTAGAATTGTATCATATTGATGTTCGTATTTTAGGTGATGAATATAGAGATAAAGAGTTTACTGGTAAAGATATTTGTCGAAAACGTGATATTGAACTATATTTTAATAAAAGAGATCACAGGTTTAGTACTTCTGGGCTAAGAAAAGCTTGCGCCCTTAAATGAAATACGACAGACTAAGATCAGCAGCTTATGGTGAAGGCCGCAGATGGTTTAAATGGTGGCTAATATTTACAGGTCAGAGAAGGTCATAAATAAGTAATGAAACAAGATAAAATAGCTGAGGTTCTTAATATGCGATCGCTAGAAGACGCTGACGAGAGAAAACAAGCAATATTAGATGGAGTCAGAGAGAATGATCCTGAAGTTCTTCCTATTGTTATTGCTGAAGACGAGGAAGTTGATAACTTACCTGTAGAAGGTGTAGTACAACCTCTCGCAGTTGTAGATAGCCAGGCTGATGAGAATCTAAAAGATATTGAGTTAGCCAAAGAAAATATTGAGAATATTATTAACTTGGGTGATGAGTCAATCAAAGAAATGGTTGAGATTGCAAAGCAGTCTGAGTCACCAAGAGCCTTTGAAGTTGTATCTACTTTAATGAAAACACTACTTGACGCTAACAAAGATTATGTTGAAATGTCAACAAAGAAAAGATATGCTAAAGAAGAAGCAAATCCTTCTAAAACTGAAGTTACTAATAATAATTTAATATTATCTACTGCCGACTTACTTAAAATGATAAATGGCGAACAAGATAAAACATGAGTAATGGATATTTAGGAAACTCATATCTCAAGCGATCAGCTGAAGCTATAGAGTATACGCCTGAACAAATAAAAGAATTTATGAAATGTGCTAAGGATCCCATATACTTTGCAAAAAGTTATATTAAGATTGTGCACGTTGATAGAGGCTTAGTACCATTTGACATGTATGATTATCAAAAAGAAATTTGCAATAAAATCTTTGCAAATCGACGTGCTTGTGTTTTAACGGCTCGTCAGTCTGGTAAAACAACTACTGCTGTTGCTGTTATATTACATTACATATTGTTTAACGAATTTAAGACTGTTGCTATCCTTGCTAACAAAGGAGATGCTTCTAGAGAAGTTATGGGTAGGCTCAAGTTAGCATATGAAGCGTTACCGAAATGGCTACAACAAGGTATCGAAGAGTGGAATAAGGGTAATATAGCACTAGAGAATGGCTGTCAAGTATTAGCAGGAACAACATCTTCAAGCGCTATTCGTGGTAAGTCTGTAAATTTCCTATATCTAGATGAGGTTGCATTCATTGAAGGTTACGATGAGTTTTTCGCTTCTGTATATCCTACTATTTCATCTGGTGAATCTACCAAACTATTAATGACCTCCACCCCCAACGGCTTAAATCATTTTTGGAAAACTTGTAAAGGTGCTGAAGAAGGTACTAATGGTTACGAGTTTACTAAAGTAATGTGGAACGATGTACCAGGTAGAGATGAAAAATGGAAAGCCGAAACGCTCGAAGCTTTAGATCATGACGAACAAAAGTTTAAACAAGAATATTGTTGTGAATTTTTAGGTAGTTCAGGAACACTCATTGATGGTTCTAAATTAAAAGAATTAGCTTATTCACGGCCAATACAAGAAAGAGAATTCTTAACACAATACGAAGTAGCTTTAGAAAATCATACGTATGTAATAACAGTTGACGTATCTCGTGGTAAAGGATTAGATTATAGTACGTTTAATGTAATAGATATAACAACTATGCCTTATAAGCAAGTCTGCACTTTTAGAGACAACACTGTCTCACCAGTGGATTTCGCGGCAATTATATATAGAATAGGATTAATGTACAATGAGGGCGCGGTACTTATCGAAATCAATGATATCGGTGAACAAGTATCAGATGTGCTCTTAATGGACTATGGTTATGAAAATCTGTTGTTTACTGAAAACGCAGGAAGATCTGGTAAAAGGATTTCAAGCGGGTTTGGTAAAAGAACAGATAATGGAATAAGAACAACAAAAAGTGTTAAAAGTATCGGTTGTTCTATATTAAAAATGCTGATTGAACAAAATCAGTTAATTTTACAGGATTATAACACAATACAAGAGTTATCGCGTTTTTCAAAAAGAGGATCATCATACGAAGCGGAATCTGGTGCACACGACGATTTGGTAATGAATTTAGTTATCTTTTCGTGGTTAACAGACCAGGGATTCTTTAAAGATCTTACTGATATTAACACTATGATGCGCTTAAGACAAAAGACGGAAGAACAAATCGAACAAGATTTATTACCATTTGGATTTATAGATGATGGTGGTGATGTTGTTGAAGATGATGGTTATGGTTTTGCTAGAGAGTCATGGCAAATTTGACACCCGTTTACAAGCTTTCTGTTTTTATAAATAGAACTGTGATAACTAATTTTAGACAAAAGTTTTAAATAGATAATATTAAAGGAGAAATAATATGGCTTTTTCCGTAAGTCCTTCGGTAATCGTTCGCGAAGTGGACGCGTCAGCCGCGGTACCGGCCATCGCAACGCCACCAGCTGCAATTGCAGGTGTTTTTAGATGGGGTCCGGTCGGTGAAACAGTACTAGTTTCTTCAGAGAATGAATTAGTAAACCGTTTTGGCGAACCAAATAACGATAACTATGAAACATTCTTTGTTGCAGCAGACTACCTTTCATACTCAAACGCTCTTTACGTAGCTCGTATAGATAACGGTGCAAATACAGCATCGTCTGATGATAGATCAAACGCAAATTCATCACTTTGGACAAGTGGTGCATTCGAGGCTTTATATCCAGGAGATCTGGGTAATTCATTAGAAGTATCATATGTGCATAGTACTGCGTTTGAAAACGATGTAATGGCAATCAGCGATATCCCTACATCAAAATTAACTGGTAATACAGCGTTGAACCAAACACTTGCCTTTAATGCAAATACAGTTGTATTTGAAGTGCTGCCAGGTAACGCTATTTCAAATACTTCCTTCGTTGCTGGCGATGTTATTGAAATCGGTAACGAATCTGTTGGGTATCAAGATATTCCAGTAACTGCATTTGTTGAGAAGACATTAGCGGCCGCTGGAACTGAAACAGCTAACAGCTCATTGATTGTATCTCACGAATACACAGTCTCTTTAGGCGGAACATACAAGCTTGCAGCAGACGCTTTAGATACGTTAAGTTTGAAACGTAAGTGGAAAAACCACAGCTCATTCCAGAAAGCACCACAAACTGGTAACTATCACATCTTAGTTAAAGATGAAGATGGAGGTATTACTGGTGATGCAGGTACTATACTAGAGCTTTATGAAGATGTATCAGCAAATACAGCTGCTCAACTGCCTGATGGATCAACAAATTACTTCAATAATGTTATTACCGCTAAATCAAGTTGGGTTAAAGTTGCTAATACAGGAGTCTTTAGCGCAAATACTAATTACAGCACATACGAGAGTTTAGCATACGGTACTGCAGGTAGTACTGAATCAACAGCAACACTTGGTATGAAGGCTGCTGGTTACGACTTGTTTAAATCATCAAATGAAATTGATGTTTCATTCATTCTTCAAGGTAAAGGTGACAACTCAGGTAACCTTGCTAACTATATCATTTCTAATATCTCAGATTATAGAAAAGATTGTGTTGCATTCCTATCACCTTCTAAAGAAGCAGTAGTAGACGAAAATAAAACAAACGCAAAACTTACTAAAACAATTGCATATAGAAATACGCTTCAGAATAGCTCATACTGGTTTATGGATTCTGGATACAAGTACAGATACGATAAGTATAATGATTTTTATCGTTGGGTACCACTGAATGGTGATACTGCTGGTCTAGCTTCAAGAGTTGAACCTTTTGAATCTCCAGCTGGTTTCCGTAAGGGCGTAATCAAGAATGTTGTTAAACTTGCGTTTAATCCTAATAAAGCTCATAGAGATCAACTCTACAGCAAAGATATTAACCCAGTAATGAGTCAAGTAGGTCAAGGAATTGTACTATTTGGTGATAAAACAGGACTTGGTTTAACTTCAGCATTTGACAGATTAAATGTACGAAGACTGTTTATCTCGGTTGAAAAGGCGATTGCTAATGCGGCTCAGACATTCTTGTTTGAATTAAACGACGAATTTTCTCAAACACAGTTTAAGAATATCGTTGAACCTTTCCTAAGAGAAATTCAAGGACGAAGAGGTATAATTGACTTTAGAGTTATTGCTGACGCTACTGTTAATACTCCTGCGGTAATTGATCAAGGTAAATTTAAAGCTAATATCTTTATTAAACCGGCCCGTTCAATTAACGTTATTGAATTAACCTTTGTGGCAACACGAAGTGGGATTGAGTTTGAAGAAATTGTCGGCTCAATCGGTTAATAAATAATATAAAAGGAGAATACGAACATGGCATTTAACATTAACGAATTTAAGTCACAGTTAACTGGTGGCGGTGCCCGTCCAAGTCTGTTCCAAGTTCAAATTCTTAACCCTGTTGCTCCTGAAGCAGATTTTAAAGTTCCATTTATGGTACGTGCGGCTGGTTTACCAGCCTCTACTGTTGGTACTTTTAATGCTAACTACTTCGGAAGACAGATTAAGTATGCAGGTGATAGAACATTTGCAGATTGGACAGTAACTTGTATTAACGACGAGGATTTCGTAGTCAGAAATGGTATGGAAGCGTGGATGAATGCTATTAATACACACGATAGCAACTTACGTGCATTACCACAAGATTACAAATCTAACGGTATTATAACACAATATAGTAAAGATGGAGACGCAATAAGAACTTACGTCTTTGAAGGAATGTATCCTACTACAGTAGACCAGATTACTATGGACTGGGGCACAACTGATCAGATCGAAGAATTTACGGTCAACTTCAGTTATGACTTCTGGAGAGTAGAAGGTACTACTGGAATTCCTACAACCTAATTTAGGTAATATAAAATGAAATTATTTGGCTTTGAAATAAAGAGGCCACAAGACGAGGTTAGCAATGATGTTGCCTCTTTTGTGGCACCTCAAAATGATGATGGTGCGATTACCGTTAGTGGTAATTCACTTGGTGGTTTTTATAGTACTATACTTGATATGGAAGGTGCAGCTAAGTCTGAATCTGAACTGATCACTAAGTATAGAAATATGGCCATGCAGCCTGAAATTGCTCAGGCTATTGACGACGTAGTTAACGAAGCGATATCTGTTGATATTGATGAAAGTGTTGTTAAGATTACTTTAGGTGAGGCTGACTTGCCTGATAAAGTAAAGGAACGTATTACAGAAGAATTTGATAACGTATTGGCCATGATGGACATAGCTAATAATGGTTATGATATGTTTCACAAGTTCTATGTTGATGGTAGATTAAACTATCACATAGTTATTAATCCTAAGGATTTGAAAAAAGGTATTGCAGAAATAAGATACTGCGATCCTAGAAAACTAAAATTAATACGAGAAGTTGATAAGAAGAGTAAGGATCCACACAGTGGTGTCCCAACTAAGAAGATCAAGAATGAGTATTATATGTACTCAGAAAATGGTTTTGGTTCTTCTAAGTCTGGTGGTGATGGTTCAGCTCAAGGCTTTAAGATTACTAAGGATAGTGTAGCTCGAGTAACATCGGGTTTAATGAATGAGAATAATAGTTTAGTACTATCTCATTTACATCCTGCGATCAAGCCGCTAAACCAACTACGTATGTTAGAAGATGCTACTGTTATTTACACACTAACAAGAGCGCCTGAAAGAAGAATTTTTTATATTGATGTCGGTAATTTACCGAAAGCTAAGGCAGAGCAATATCTTAGAGATATGATGACTCGCCACAAGAATAAGCTTCAATATAATTCATCAACTGGTGAGATTAATGATTCTCGCAAAATGATGACAATGACAGAAGATTTTTGGTTCCCACGAAGAGGTGGTGAACGAACAACTGAAGTTGATACACTAGCCGGAGGCTCAGCTGCTGGTTTAAGTGATGACACAAACATGTTGTACTTCCAACGCAAATTATATAAAGCGCTGAAAGTACCTTTAACGCGTTTAGAGCCAGAGAGTCAAGCGACCTTTGGTAGAGCTTCAGAAATTACACGTGATGAACTTAAGTTTGGTAAGTTTATTAAGAGAATTAGATCACGTTTTTCTTGGTTGTTTAGTATTATCCTAGAGAAACAGTTGATTTTAAAAGGTGTTTTAACACCTGAAGAATTTGATGCCATACGTAACGATATCCGATATGAATTTGCTAGGGATAATTATTACGATGAGTTAAAACAATCCGAAATATTACGTGAGCGTATGACTACTCTCAGAGATATTGAAGATCACATTGGAAAATATTATTCAAGAGAATGGGTTATTAGAAATATCCTTCAGATTACAGAAGAAGAATTTATGGATATGACTGATCAGATGGAGAAAGAAAAGGCAGAAGCCCCAGATGATGAAGCTGAAGATGACACTTCTTTCTAAAAACGAATTTAAATTGATAATAAATATAGATTAGATAAGATTAAATAGGGACTAAATATGAAAAACTTTAAAGACCTGCTTTCTGAGGTGGCGCAACCAAAATCGCCGGAAGAGAGAGCATTTAAAGATCAGCATAAGATTGAATTAATAAAACACCCAGTCGCGCCTGACTTTGTTCACACAGGAGAAATTCCTGGTAAAACAAAAAAGGAAAGGCTTGCTGATGTAAAGGCCGGTGAAGACGAGAAAAAATATGATGGTGGAGCTGCAGCAAAAGCTAAACCGTTTAAAATGCCCCGTAATATAGACGAATCTGAAGAGTCAGGAATTGATCGCTTCTCTGATAGAGAAGTTAAGATGGCAATTGGTATTGCTTCTGATAAGAGATACGCCGGTGGTAATATGACAGGTGCAGTTGCAGCTATCAATAAACTTGCAAAAGGTTTATCTAGACACCCTCAAGTTGCTGCAGTGCTTCAGCGCCAAAACGAAAGTAAAGAATCAATATCATTTAAAAGTCTTATGAGTAAAATATCTCATTCAGAAGATCTTCTGGAAAGTCCCCAAGAAGAAGTCTCAATGATGATGAAACAACTCAACTTTATATGTTACGCTTCTGAAGAAATCCAAGAGTATTTAGAAATTGATGGTTTGGATCCAGAAGAATGGTGGCAGTCAAAATTAGCACAAGTATTTAGTCAAGTAAAATCCCTATACGCTTATGCTAAAGGAAACGAAATCACAAACAAAGCAATTGACTTAGACAAAGACGATGTTGAAGGCGATGACGATGATGTGATGGATACTGATTTAGAAGCTGGATATATCAATTCAGGAATGTATGAAGAAGTTGAAGAGTTTAGTCAAATAACAGAAAAGTTTGACTTAAGCGAATCTAAGATTGATGTAGATTTTGTTGGTAGCGATAGTCAAAAAGCTTCTCAAGAAAAAAGATTCAATGTTAAAATCTCAATGCACGGTGATGGACAAGCATTTGTAAGTGGCGAACCAAGAGACGTTTGGAAATTTGCTGTAAGTCACTACGGTGATGCTGATGATGCTGCTGATGTACATAAAGGATTAGCTAAATCTGTTGGTGTTAAGACAGAATCTTTAGAAAAAAAAAGCTCCTTAATAGAAGCCAATTTCAAGCCGGGTAATATAAGACTTAAGAATGGTCAATCGGTTAAATTAGATTTTAAAGATGTTAAGGCACTCAACGCGATGATGAAAGGATTAAATCCTAAAAATCGTAAAGAGATGGAAACTAACATGATGAAAGACAAAAAAGGATTTGGCGAAATCTTAAAATTTGCTACTCAGGCTGGAGTTTAAAGAATGGCTTGGGTTGACATACCAGGATCGAACGCGGTTTGGCAATATGATAATGCAGCAACAGCAGCAGATACGTATGCAGATGCCAATGGAACAACTGCAGTTGGTGTTAGAACATATACTCCAACTGGTGGTAACGCTCAGCTTACTTATGTTAAGTGTAGAAAAAAGGGCGAGACTGCAGAGCGCGGCGAACTGAATAAGAATTACTATGACGCTAGAATATAACGAAAGTTATAAATAAAACAAAGAAAAGGTGTAATTATGAAACTTATTACAGAATTAAACGAACATCTTGAAGTGATTACTGAAGCTAAAGAAGACGGAACTAGGTCTCACTTTATCGAAGGCATCTTCATGCAGGGTGATCTAAAAAATAGAAACGGACGTACTTATCCGAGTGAAACTCTTGAGAAAGAGATGGCACGCTATGATAAAGAATTTATCCAACCAAAGCGTGCACTTGGAGAACTGGGCCACCCAGACGGCCCGACAATTAATGGTGATAGAGTATCACACCTAATTACTTCAATGAGACGTGAAGGCAACGACTTTTACGGTAAAGCAAAAATCTTATCTACTCCAATGGGTGAGATTGTTAAATCTTTACTTGACGAAGGCGTTAAAATCGGAGTTTCAACTAGAGGTTTGGGTTCAGTTAAACAACTAGCAGACGGTGTTATGGAAGTTCAAAAAGACTTTCATCTTGCCACAGTAGACATTGTAACTGATCCTTCAGCTCCTAATGCATTTGTAAATGGTATTATGGAGAATAGAGAGTATTATTACGATATTGCTTCTTCATCTTGGAGACCTCAAGCAGTAGCTGAGGCAATTGAAGAGATCGTTGAAGAAGTAGAAAGAAAAGTTAATCGTGTAGTGCGAACAATTGACGAAGCAACGGCCGCAAGGATGTTTCAATCATTCGTTCGTTCTTTAAGAGATTAAACAATTAATAAATAATTTGTTAATAAACAATTTACAATAAGTTTAAGTATTTAAATAGATATTAAAGGAGAAATAATTATGGCAGACGACAAAAATAAATTCGTTGCTGACGACGGTTACTCAGAAGTACCTCAGCCTGTAAAGCCTGAAGGTGGAGAAATTGTTAAGAAGAAAAAGGGCGATGTCGAAGTCAAGAAATCAGATGTAAAAACACCAGGTCAAGAAAAAGCCGGTGAGAAAGTACCAACTGCTGAAGAAGTAGAAACTACTGACGAAGTTGTTGAAGAAGTTGTACAGATTGAAAATTCAATCGAATCAATTTTTGAAGGTACTGATCTTTCAGATGAATTTAAAGCAAATATTAAACTAGTATTCGAAGCAGCTGTTAATGAGCAAGTTGCAACAAAGACAGACTCTTTGAAAGAAGAACTAGAAACTAAACTAGAAAGTGAACTCAGTGAAGCTATCGATAATCGTATGAAGGATGTTGTTGAAAATGTAGACAAATATCTAGACTACGTTGTTGGTGAGTGGATGGAAGAGAATAAAATCGCTGTAGAAGCCGGTATCAAAGTTGAAATGGCAGAATCTCTACTAGACGGTCTTAAAGGACTTTTCGAAGAGCACAACATCGAAATATCAGAAGAGACTTTTGATGTAGTTGAAAGTTTAGAAAAACAAGTTTCAGACCTTGAAGCAGGTAGTAACTCTGTAGTCAATGAAAACATTGAACTTAAAGCTGCTATTTCTTCTATGAAGGCTGAAAAAGTATTTGAAGGTATGGTCAGCGGTTTATCTGAAAATCAGATAGAACGTTTTAAAGTACTTTCTGAAAAGCTTGACGTTGAAGATGAAGCTGCATATGCAGAAAATCTTTCAGTAATCAAGGAATCCTTCTTTAGCGAGGGCAAAATTGCTACTCCTAAAGTAGAGGATGTCGAAGAAGACGAAATTATTCTAGAAGAACAGGAAGTGAAAAAACCAACTTCTGATTACACTTCTATAAATGCTCTAGTTGAAGCTTTCAACACTAAGAAGTAAAGAATAATTAAAATTGGTTTGTTTAAAAAACTTAATTTAATTTAATACAAAAGGAGATAGATATGAGTAACTATCAAGCATTGGTGGAAAAGTGGAGCCCTATCTTAGAGCATGCATCTTTTTCCCCTATTACTGATTCTCATAAGAAAGCGGTAACAGCAACGATCCTCGAAAACACAGAGAGAGCTCTGTCAGAAACTGGTGATTTATCAGCAAATATGACAAGCCTACTTTCAGAAGCATCACCAACTAACGATGCTGGAACAGGTGGTTTCGGATCTGCGTCAACAGCAGCTGGTCCAACAGCTGGTTATGACCCAATTCTTATTAGTTTGGTACGAAGAGCGGTTCCTAACCTAATCGCATATGACATCTGTGGCGTACAGCCTATGACTGGTCCTACTGGTCTAATCTTTGCTATGAGAGCAAGATACGGTGCACAAAACGGTGATGAAGCATTCTACGCGGAAGCGGATACTGACTTCTCTGGTGACGGCACTCACGCTAACACTTTACCTAACGCTAACAACGCCCTTATCACAACTGGTACTGGTCTTGGAACAGGCGCTGGTGAAGCACTTGGTGATGGAGTTGGAGCTGGCTACGCAGAAATGGCCTTCTCAATCGAGAAAGTAACTGTTGCTGCAAAAACTAGAGCTCTAAAAGCTGAATACACTACTGAGCTTGCTCAGGATCTACGTGCTGTTCACGGCTTAGACGCTGAAACTGAACTTGCTAACATTCTTCAATCTGAAATCTTAACAGAAATCAACAGAGAAGTTGTTAGAACAATTTACAAGACTGCTGAAGCTGGTGCCCCTGGTACTGCTGCTGCTGGTGTTTTCGACTTAGATGTCGACGCTAACGGTCGTTGGTCTGTAGAGAAGTTCAAGGGACTTATGTTCCAAATCGAGCAAGAAGCAAACGCTATTGCAAAGGGTACTCGTAGAGGGAAAGGTAACATGGTTATCTGTTCTTCAGACGTAGCATCTGCATTGCAAATGGCTGGTGTACTAGACTACGCACCTGCTCTTAACTCTAATACTCTTGAAGTTGATGATACTGGTAATACTTTTGCTGGTGTTCTTAACGGACGTTTCAGAGTATACATCGATCCATTCGCTGGCTCTAACTACCTAGTAGTTGGATATAAAGGTTCTAGCGCATTCGATGCTGGCTTGTTCTACTGCCCATACGTTCCATTACAAATGGTTCGTGCTGTTGGTGAGAATAGCTTCCAACCAAAAATCGGATTCAAAACTCGATACGGTATGGTTGCTAATCCATTCGCAGAGGGTACTACGCAAGGTGTTGGTGCATTAACCGACAATGCGAACAAGTACTACAGAAGAGTTCGTGTAACAAACTTATTCTAATAATAAGTTACATTGGTACTTTAAAGGGGGATCTTCGGATCCCTCTTTTTTTTACTTTACAAAAAGTTTTATAAGAGTTTTAGGCCCGCTTTAGAACCAATAGATTGATATTCTTTTATGGGACCATTGACATACGCGATCTTATCGGTTTCAAAGTTTTTAGCAACCATGAAGATTTTTCCGTTATCTGTATGTGTTAGTACACCGATCGGTGTTTGGCAATCCCCGTCAATTTCTCTGAGCATTTCCATTTCAGCCATACATTCATACCATGTTTTCCAATGGTTAACATTTGACAGAGTTTTTGATATGTAGTCATTAATACGTGTTTGTATAGCAATAACACCTTGACCTGGCGCAGGTAGCATATCAGCAGTTCCAAATACTTTACTGATCTTATTTTCTAATCCTAGAGCATCGAGTCCAGCTTTAGCTAAACATATCGCGTCGTATTCTCCATTCTCCTGCTTATTAATCCGAGTATCTATATTCCCACGTATAGGAATGATCTCAGCCCGTGGGTATAACTCTCGTAACTGGTAGATCCTTCTAGGACTACTTGTACCTATAGTACGGGGGTTAATATGGTTACCAACAAGGCAGTCGTGGTAGTCATTTCTGGGTACCACACAGGGTATATGCAGGTGTTCTTCGTTATCTCGAGTGAGATCTTTAAAGGCGTGTACAGCAAGGTCAATATTACCATCAATAAGACTTTGCTCTATTTCTTTAGAGAATACACCTTTACCACCCATTTCTTCAATGGCGATCGTTGGATTTAGATCTGCTGTAGAATCTATTAAGATTGTATTCGTTTGAAATGGAATTTGTTCTTGAGCTTGTGCAGTATAAGCAAGTGCTAGTTTAGATTTACGTGTGCCAACTAATGGTATCATAATATAGTCTCAATTGGTACTCCCTAGGAGAGTCGAACTCCTGTTGCCGAGATGAAAACCCGGTGTCCTAACCACTAGACGAAGGGAGCTTGGTTTATTCTTCTTCTTTGTCTATATTAAAGAATTCGTCAAACTTGATTAAGTGACAGTTGTCACCTGTCCCAGTAGTTTTAAGGAATCCTTGATCAATAAGAGATTCTATAGTAGAAGCCACAATTTCTTTTTTAGTATCTGCCCAGGTAGCAAAGTATCCAAAGACAGTAAAAACTACAGCTGTAACTATAAACTCTATAACACCAAAACTTATTTCCATTAAAGGTCTCCGTATCTAGCTAATACTTTTTCAATGATCTTCTGCTGAGCTGTTAGATTTTTATCAGAGTCGATCTCTCTTTCTATACTAACAAGAGTATCATCACCGTAATCTTCGGAAATAATAAAGCCGTGTTCTACTGCCATTGTAAGCACAGCGCGCTCGTCTATTTCAGCTAACTTTTTTAAAGCTGCTTCTAGAACCTCGTCTATATCGAGTTTTCCTCTTTTGCAATCTTCCATCAACGTACTTACTATTTCGTTATTCACTTTAGGCGCCTCCTTAATATACTTATAAAAGTTTGTTATTTGCTTACGTAATCCCATCTAAAAGTTCCTCTTTGTTGTAACCTTCAAATCCTTGCCACCAGCTAGGTGCTGGACGACCCCAATCCCACTTAGCAAAAGGTTTTGCTGCATGGTAATAGTTTCTGTAAGCCTGAACTGCATCATCACTTTTGCAATCAGGATACTGACTCATCGCTTGTGCAAACGGCGTGAGTCCAATATCTGGTATATTCTTAGGAGGCATGCTTAGGCTTACGCCGAGTTTATGCCATGTAAGATGTTGTTTATTTCTACGAAACTCAAATTCGTTCGCCAGGCCGCGAAAGTGTTCGTAGTGCCATTCATAATTAGTTTTACTTTCCATAGTCCATGTTGTACATGGGTGAAACTTGTGTACTGCTAAGTAAAAAGTATCGTCTCTTTCGTCGCCAAAAGAGTAGTATTGTTGCATGGTTTTGCCAGATCGAGATCTTCTTCTCTCTGGTTTACCGTCAAGCATTCGATGTGCTGTTGAAAGCATTTGTGCACTCTCAACAATCATTTTAGGTACGTGTCTGTCACAACACATTTGCGCCGCAGCAATAGGATCTGAATCTAAAACAAATATATTCAAATTACTTTACCCACACTTTGTTATACTTCGTAGGCATATTTTCGCAAGAGTAAATATCTTCGTCAGTATAGTTAATTACTGTAACACACTCGTCAGTAGAATGCGATATATGAACATCAGGGATTGCAGCATAGAAAGAAAAAGCAAATGCAAATGTACAAGTAACAATTACGAATGCACCTACTGTCTTAATAAGATCTTTTATACTATTGCTCATATTCACCTACCTTTTTAAATTTACGTCTAGTTTTAGAAAACTGTTTCATTGGCTTGTTAAAGACTTTTAATTCACTGCCTGGAGCTTGATAAGCTACAAGCTGAACTTGGCTATTAACATGATATAGACCATTTGCAACTGGCTCATTGCCCCAGTCAGTTACTTCTTGTAAAATCTCAATCATTATGCAGCCTTCCTTGAAAAGTATCTTCCTTTTCCTGAGTAACCAATTTTATTAACAGCTTCTAATGGAGAAGATGATTTAACTTCTGCGAGGTATTCTTCAACAGTGTAGTTTTCAACGATTGCATTAACCCAAGATTTCCAAGGCTTTGAGCCGTACTTGAACCTAGCAATAAATGATGGCTTAACTAGACCGACCCAAGATGGGTGACAGTCAGGATGTACCTCGTTCATTAGAGGTGCATTCTCAAACCCGCCTCTATACATTAAGTACATTCCATCCCAAGTAAATTGGTCTTTATCAAAGTTAGTCATAATCATTTCTCCATTTTTCATAATTTATAAGTATATTATATCATATCAAAAGGTATTTGTCAACCCTTTTTGACATTTATTTTCACTTATTTACGCAGACTTTAGAAGAGCTGGTGTTACTCTCCACAAACCGCCGTCTGCAGTTTTCAATTGGATGTTCTTGATCATGACCTTTGTGATAACACCTTCAATGCGCTCTCCGATCTTTGATGTAAACCAGACGTTCTGGCCAGTCCTAAAGGAATTCTTAATAACTTGCTGCTTAGCTTTATGTTGAGCGTTAAACATGCTTCCAATTTGACGCATCTGAGATTGATCAGCTTTAGCAAGTAAAGAGTTCAGTTTGTTCATTTCAGTAGTAGTTAGCATAATATAGTTTCCTTTAGTTTAAATTTTAATTATTTAATATGTATATTATATCATATCAAATGGTGTTTGTCAACACTTATTTTCACTTATTTTTCTAACTGGAGCTTAATCCAATAGGCTTTAAATTCTTCAAGAAGATATTCATTCTCTGCAGCTTCTAAGAGAGTATCTCCGTTACAAATAGTAACTTCAGATGGATCAGCATTGTCCATGATATATTCGTTATAGTCACTAAAGATATCATTAAGATCTTCGGCCATAGCTTCTTCAAAGGCGAGATTTAAATTAGTTAAATTCATTATTGGTGCTCTTTTTAAGTTTATTTAATTATTTAATATGTATATTATATCATATCAAAGAGTCTTTGTCAACACTTTGTTAACATATTTTTATATCAATTTGTTATAAGCTTATAACTATAATGAATAACCAGCAGATTTACCATAAAAGCCGATTTCTTCGAGCATTAACACGATGCTGTCCATATTAGTCTTGCCGACCATAGGATAGATGCCTACAGTCATAGGATCTGTAAGATTAAACTGGCAGCCTTCCAGAGTTGGATCATTCTTTTTGATCCATAGGTCAACTAAGATCTTACCATGCTCAAAGGTTTCTAAGTCTTTAGTTCTGACCTCGAAGTCTGTGATGTAGTAAGCATCATCTCTAGTTAAAGTTGGTTCTGGTTGGTTTCCAAGTATTCTTATGTCCATTTAGTTTCCTGTTTAATTTAATTTATAAGTATATTATAACATATCAAAACGAATTTGTCAACTGTTTTTTCACTTTTTTTTAACTTTTTTCAGAGTCTTCTCATTATAAATAGAACGGAGCCCTAGTTAGCTTCGTATGGAGTAGAAAATGGAACAAATCTTGCAGTTGATCTCAGACGTTGGCCTACCGATTGCTGGCGCCCTTGTAATGGGATTCTTTATCTTTATTATTATTAGACAGATTTTTGAAGGAATCGTTGATAGTATTAAGACATTAACAATATTTTCGGAGGGCTTGGAGAATCGAGCTAGGTCCATGAGCAACGAAATTATTAAGATCGACTTACTCGTAAGTTCAGCGTTAGGACTAACACCAGATACCGATCGTATAGCTAGAGCTGAAAATTTTATTGAAGACGGAAAAGTGGATGTAAGGAGAGACTAATGGTAATGCACGTAGGTTACAAATTTGATATAACTGAAGAAGGGCTACTGCTAAGTGATGTTAATTCTTCACTAGAAGATCATAGCCAAGTAAATATAGACAGAACGCCTTTAAATGTTGGCGATTCGTTTGTGCTTGAGTTAGACCAAAACGGATGTATGTTTTTTAAGAAGTCGGAAGTTCAACTTAGCTTGGACCTCTAACACATGGATGGATTAGACATAGCTGCCATAGTGCAAGAATACGGGTTTCCTACTATAATGGTTTGTGGTTTAGGTTATTTTGTATATTTTGTTTGGAAATTCATTAATGAAACTATCCAACCAGCTATAGATAAACATCACATGCAATTAATTAAAGTAATAGATCGTGTCCGAATGTTAGATCAAGACTTAATTAGATTGCAACAGAAAGTGAATGTGGTTTTAGAATATAAAGCTAAGGACGGTCTTATTCAAAAGGCCGAAGAAGAGCTTGAAAGAAAAAAGAGGAAGAAAAATGAAAATAATTAATGGAACCTGTTTAGGTATTCTAATATTAATTTTGTATTTCGGCGCTCAGTACACAATGGCGGAACCGATAGTACACGGATTTAAAAATCCATCGTTCAGTGGTATAGGAACAGGGGCTCACTACCTAACTGTTGAAAACCAAGAACATGGCAGAAAGAAAGCAATTAAAGATGCAATGGAAGCTGCTGAAAGAGCAGCGCAAAGAGCTGCTGAAAATACAACTCTTGCCAAGTTTATAAGAAACTTAGAATCACGTATATATGCGCAGTTATCAAAACAGTTAGTTGATAACATGTTTAGTAATGACGACCCAGTTAGATTTGGTTCTTTTGTTTTAGAAGGATCAACTGTAACTTATGAAGTCATAACAGGTGCGGATGGTGAAGAATTTATTAAGATGACAATTGTTGACGAGCATGGTTCAACAACAGTTATTGAGATCCCTATAGGATCAGGAAATTTTGGGAGTGGAGATGATGCGTCTGACGGCGGCTAGCCTATTTCTATTATTCCTTACTGGTTGTGCGCAAATGCCACAGTGGTCAGCTGGACCAGCTAATTGTGAGTATGGACAAGGACAATATAAAGAAGGGTGGAGCAAAGATTTATATACTGGTGTAAGACAATACACCGAAAGTAAACAAATATGCATAGAAGCGCCTGAAGTTATTAAGCTGCCCTCGTATATTGATTTACTTGCTTTGCCAGCTGCTAAGTCTATGCCAGTCGTTGCTGTATATAGATTTGCAGATAAAACAGGACAAAGAAAAGATTCACAGACAGGACAAAGTTTCTCCACCGCAGTAACACAAGGTGGAACAGAATTATTAATTGATGCTTTAAAGACAGCCGCAAACGGTAAATGGTTTAGAGTAGTCGAACGAGAAGGTATTGACGGCTTAGTTCGTGAAAGACAGATTGTAAGATCCACTAGAGACGAAGCAGCTAAGAAGCTGAAAAAACCGTCTACTGGTGTTGGTCCACTTTTATTTGCAGGAATGATAATAGAAGGCGGAATTATTGGTTATGATAGTAATATTAGAACTGGAGGACGAGGAGCAAGAACTCTAGGTATTGGTTTTAGTAATCAATATCGACAAGACGTAGTTACTGTTTCAATACGTGCAGTTTCAGTATTAACAGGTGAAATATTATTGAATGTTCAAACTCGGAAAACTGTATTAAGTGTAGGCTCAGGCGGAGATTTATTTAGATTTATAGAACAAGGAACACAGTTAATTGAGTATGAAGACGGAGTTGGTAATAATGAATCAGTGACATATGCGGTACGAACAGCTATAGAAGCTGCCGTATTAGAAATGGTATACCAAGGACACGATAGAGGGTTCTGGGAAATCGAGGCTGGCCATCGTCACCCCCATCAAAAAGATCATGATGGAACAAACGAGAAGCACAACCTTGATGAAAAAATAAAAGGGAAAAATAATGAAACATAAAATATTAGGCTTATCTTTATTATGTTTATTTTCTTTCAACGCAATTGCTCAGGCAACTGATGATAACGAAATTAACATTGACCAAACTGGTGATACATTAACATTGTACATCGACCAGTACGGTTATGGTAACAAGATCGGATTAGATGACTTTTCAAGTTCATCAAGTCCTATGTCTGTTACTGGTTCTTCGTTAAACATTAATATTGACCAAGTAGGTAATGAAAATTTACTTTTTGGTACAATAGATGCTGATAGCTCGACTTACAATCTTCTTTTCACAGGAGATAGTAATTCGTGGGATTGGAACATTGGATATGTTGGATCAAGTGATGCATCTGCGATAGATGTAGATATCACT